AAAACAACGACTTACGATAATTATCATAGATCGTTACGATCAACTTTGTCAATCAAAGACGAATGCCGCCACGCATGGAGCGGGCTTTAAAGTTACGTTTATGCGTCTTTGCGTACTTACGGAACGAACGACGGGAAGAACGCTTAGACATACGACGGCGAGAACGAGCCATAATTACCTCCTATAGTTGTTAATCAATTGCTGCTGGAACTGGTTAGGGGGGAGGCGTCCCCCCTTGCTTACCGCTTTCGCAGAACTTTTATCACCAAAGAAACGAGCGCCAGCACCAAAAATATAATTACCAAGAGCTGGAAGCCCGCCAGATTTTGCATCATAAGAACCTACCGTAGAAGCCTTACCGGCATCAGTCTGTAAATAGTCATGAATAACCTTATCCTGCATAGTTTGATACTGTGTTCTAATCCGCTGTGCAGAATTAAGGCCTGTCTGAGATTCAATATTGGCACGGCGGGAAGCCTCGGTCAAAACCTGCTGATTAATCAGATTCGACTGCGATCGCATGTTATCGGCACTCTGGATAGCCTGGGCAGCCTGAGCCTCTTTAAGCTTCACATCAGCCGCGCTATTCGCAATCTGGTTACGTTGTAACGCAATCTGAGACATGATGCCTTCACGGGCAACTTCCTGCTGCTGACGGCGCGTTAAGGCGTCAAATACGCTAACCGCAGAATTAACCACTCCTGAGAAATCGGCAGGCTGGGCGGCCTGAATACCTGACGAACTGACGGAACCAAGACCACCGGAACCAGTAACGGCCAGAATCGGGTTAAGACCAGCTTTTCGCAAATCCTGTACGCGGTACTGCATACCGTTTTTGGCCAAATCCATCGTTAACTTGTTCGCCTGTGCGGCGTTCTGCTGGGCAGAGTGGGCACCGAGAAGAGAACCGGCAATGGAACCAACAGCACCAACGGCAGATGATAAAAAGCCCATAATTTCACCTCATGAAAAAAAGGCCTCCGCAGAGGCCAAAAGTGACAATGTAACTTAGAAATGGTCAATAAGACCTGGTACTGAGTAAACAGGCATAGGCCGCACACACTTCAGGTCAAAGAACGCATCCATGATGAACTGGGGTTCGTCCTGTACGGCGAGAACGCGCTTCATCGGTGGATTCTCCTCGATAAACTCCTGATTCAGTGCGGGCAGAGAGTCGAACCGCTGGGCTAAATGCCACACGTCGAGGGATTGCGGGTCGGTAGAACGCAATTTACCAGTAATCTGGGACGGTCGGTAGCGGTACTCCGCATAACGTTCCTGGTAGCCAAAGACTTCATCATCCTTGGCGTTACCTTGCGCATAAATCTCTTTGTTAAGAATAGCCTGTTCGCCCAGGTGGGCCAGTGCAGGCCAGTAGAAATCAAAGCGGGTCTGACGGGAGAACATGCGCGGAATGCCTTGCTGGTAGGTCAAATCTGCTCGAACGGAGACAAGGCCAATAACAAAGCAATGCTCAACAAAAGAGTGAGAAAAACCACGGTTAACACCTCCTGAAACGCCATAAGCGGCAAGGTTACCTTGCGGACTGGCGTCGGTAGTCGCGGAGTTTTGAAGAACGGGATTAATATTTATATCGAACGAACCAGAGCCAAGATACTCAGGACGCTGAACACGGGCATCAGGAGAAATGACGCCAAAATGACTGCGAATAATCTCAATGTATCGCGTACCACCGCGAGCATCACGCTCAAGCAGCCGCTGAAGCTGGAACGCCTGACGCAGCGAGTTAATCGTGAGGTTATCAACAACTTCACCACCTTCTTTCTTCAACGTAACCGGAGGTGTATTGGGGTCAAAACCACCAAGCACATCATAGCGACCACGAGCCGGAGCATTCGGAAAATTAATACCATTCTCCAGGCCTTCGGAAAAATAAGCAGCATTACCAATGTTAGATGAAGAATCATCACCAACACTACTACGAGCAATATACGTCGGAAAAGTACGACCAATATTTCCAGACGCACCATAGTTAGACGAAATAAATCCCATACCTTCCTTGTAATAAGGGTACTCCAGCGTATACGACGGCGGAACGCCTAAACCAATCTCAACGCCTTCACCTTTCTGAGGCCACGGCAGGGCACTTGTGAAGTAATCGTGACGCTTGGCACGCTTACGCAGCGGGAAATTGGCGAGGCCTGTTTCTTCCTCATCGCCAAGCGGAAGCGGGGCGGAATTAATCAGGTTTTCATCACGATACCACTCGTTATAAATCAGGTTATAAGCGCGGAACGGCAGAGCGCTTACACTGATATTCTCCACACCTGTGGGAACACCAAAATAATCGGCAAGGGAGCCTACAGGGAAGCCGCCTGCAGGGGCTTTAATCTGCGGGATAAGGTAATCCGTCGAATCGCCTGGATTCTTCTGCTCACCGTTGAACTTCTGCCAGTTATCCCAGACCAGACGGTAGGGCACGGAAAAATACTGGATGTCCAGTCGCAGGTTATCCATAAACGGCACCACTGGCGTGGATAAACGCGCCAGTACGGACGTTTTCAGGTGGAACGTATCACCCGGCAAAGCCTCATCCAGAAACACGGGAATCAAATAACCAGCGTCAAAAGTGGTTTTATAACCAGAGCTGCGGTTAAAGACCGAACGCTGAATATTGGCACTCGGGATTACTGAAAAATTATGCTGACTTTTTGCATTACTAGGTACTTTACGACCGAATTTACTCATAAACCCCCCTCAGGGAATTGTTTAAATACTATACAAACTACTGTATAAACTGACACCTTTTTACAGGCTTCGTGGGAGCCGCCTGTAAGTTTCGGTGTCACCTGGCACAGTTACATCAAGTAGGGCGCTGTGCCAGGCTGAAGGGCCGGAGCCGTCTTCAGGTTTTGGCAGGTTCGGAACCTGCATCTGGTGCTTTATTCATTTCAGCACCGGAACGCTCCCGCGGGGACGCCGGAGCAGGTTCCGACTCGCGAACCTTCGGTTCGGTCGCCGAAACCTCTCCGCCGCTCAACAATCCAAGCTCACGCGCTTGATTCCAGTTTGCTGGATTACTCATCCACTCAACGTACTGTTTAACGTTATTACCAAACATCGAGCGAATCGTGGACGGCAGGCTCTTAAAGTCGTCGTGAACGTCGTCAATTAAAGCCATTGCGTCCACGTAATCAGTAATCGCGGATGCATCGTAGAATTCAGCACGTTGAGCACTGGTAAAGACTGTCGTGTCTCCCGTTCTTATCGCACGCTCAACAATCTTGTTAATGTCGCACTCGTCGCGAAAATGCTGCTGGGTCATCGTCGGTTCTTCAAACACGATGCCGGGCGACGGTGGCGGGTTATAGCGGGTATGGAACTTAGGCTTCGATGTACGCATCTTCAGAATCCTTCAGGAACGCCGGAGTAGCTTCACAAACATAAACACGGTCAATATCGACCGGAACCAGCTGCTGGTCAGCAAAATCATAAGCAGTCACGCGGTGCAACGAAAAATCAGTGCGCTGCATACGGTTACAAAACGCGTGCAAATGTCCTTTCGCAATACCGTCATGCTGGGCCATAAACATAAAAACATCAGCATTAATCAGCTTGTCGTGAATTACATAAACTGCATCAGAGTGAGCCATTTTCTAATTTCCTCATCATTCGCTGGAATTTAACCAGATTAAATTTATCCAAATCCTGCAAACGCCACGGGTCTAATACCTGGGCATTTAACTGTCGGCGTTCTTTATTTTGCTGCAACTTCTCAAAATCACAGCCTGATAATAACTTGTCATAATAGCGGGGCGGTTTTATCTGACGACCGCCGCGACCAATACACGCATCTGAATTAACTATGTCATCGTAATATTCCATAAAAAAATCATAGCCAATACCAGGCCTGTTGCTCATAGCCGAAAACTCGGGTATGCGATGTCCATAATGCTCATCTGCACGGGAACCGGTGACTTTTTTAACACAGTATCGCGCCACGTAAGCAGCCGACTCAAAACTAAAAGCAGCAACAACAGACCAACCAAAAGTCCAACATCTTTCAAGAAGCGAAGACCTATATAAATTAAATCTTCCAGCCTTGTGTAATGTCTTATCCGGAAAGTCATATCCAAAAATAATCGCGTGATAATGCGGTCGCTCTAATTTAGAGCCATATTCACCACAGCCAAAAAAACGAATCGAAATATCATCAACAGCCAAAGCCTTACGCAAACGCTTCATAAAATCGGTGAAATGTTTACGAACGAGAGTACCGCCTTCAGGTAAATTCTCAGGCGAATAAGTCAGGGTGATAAAACAATTGTGATCGTGCATGTGGGCTTCATGAACGCAGCGGGTCGCCCAGTCACGAGAATGAGCAAGACGGCAACCGATGCACTGACCGCAGGGCAACTGAATGAATTTAGCGCCACGTGACGGCGTGAAAAAAATCTTCCCCGATGGCATCTGGTACGCGTTCAAAGGACGGGTACAAGCCATGACACACCTCCAGAATACGCATATGCGCACCTTAGTGCGCATAATGTATATTTAGTTTAACG